AGCATACCTACGGGCTCTCGTAAAACCCATCTCCAGGAATTTCCTCGCCATGTCCATACCAATGAAGTCTCCTTTGGCTTTAAATCCAAGGAACATTGAGTATATCTTAGCAGAAGAGTTGCGAGCAGCAGCTTCATCTACAAATCTCCAATGAGCGCAAATATCGTTAGTGTAAGGGCGTACCAATAGCACTCCTTGCTCTCCCCTTCCAATACGATAAAGTTTGCGAGTCTCTGGATCTGTGAAGTCAAGATCCTCATAGGGGAGTTCATAACAAAATTCAAGCATAGGTGCCCGACTGGTGCTCTGCTACCATAGCACAGCGTCAAACAGGTGTCAAGCAGGTTCTGCGGGTGTTCCGTTACCAAACGGAATTGTACCATTAGGAGCTACCACATATGCTTCAATAAAGTGGTCTGCGTCTGGTAAATTGGGTAGGTGTGGGAACCAGTCAAAACATGCTTCTGTTGCTTTGATCTGAGTGTCAAACACATAGTATAATGACTTTGCTTCAAAAACAGCATCAATTTCTGCCTCTGGAATAATCCAGTTAGCATTCTCATTATCAATGGGATCTTTATAATAATTATATACCACTGCCTTTTTCTCATCAGACAGTGTATGATAGTTTTCATTATTAATGACTAGGACATACTTGTCCTCATTCTTAGCAATACGAACACACAAGTCGTATACTGTCAGTGGGTTGAGTGAAATTAGTGCCATCAGATTTCTCCTGCTTCAATTCTTGCGAGAATGCTGTTAAGATCGTTCGCAGTTGGGAACTTCTGAACACGAGTAACTGGCATGTCATCAATGATCTCAACAGAGACTGCTGCTGCCATATATGTTACTAGTCTAGTGACAAACTTCTTATAAACTGTTTGGTTAAGTTTGAAGAAATGTTCCATATTATCCAGATAAGGATCTGTTGCTGCAGATTCATCTACCCAGGTATTCTCTTCTAAAAGAGTAGCAAACTTTGTTGGTGTCACTGGGAATTTAACATCATTTGGATGCGTGTCACCTTCCTGTTCTTGTGGAATATCTCTAAGTTTTTGTCTATATGTTGCCCACTGTGCTTTCTGCTCATCGTTAATAGGGGCATCAAGTGTTTGTGACCAATCAGATTCATCAAGCATAAACTTACGAATCAAACGAATCTGTGTCCAACTAGCAATATGTCCTTTAGCATACTTTGCTAATAATTCTTGCTCAAGGTCTTGCTCTTCAATATCTTTATATTGAACATACTTATCAAGGAGACCATCATAAAGAGCATCTAATTCTGCTGGCAAATGCTGTGATACCTTATACTCATAGGATACCCAGTTATACGTACCAGTCTTTTGATCTCTCTGATGTTTGGTCTTATTGATAAAAGTTCTTCCATCCTTATAACGGACGAAAGTTTCTAATCTATCTCTATCAGAATCCCAAATAGGGAATAAGATAGGATTGATGTCAGAAGTCCAGTAGTCATCACTAATGCTCTTTGTGATACCATTTCTAAGCATGGTTCGATTCAGAGCATTTACATATAAATCTACTTCTGGTGATGCGTATGATCCAGTCATTAGTGTACCTTGTGAGCCCATCCTGTCAAAATGTATTTATCTTTAGTAAACACAGTATTACCTCTATGAACATGTGTCATCCCTGCTGGAAAGATACAAACTAATCCCGCTTCAGGTTTAATTCTTCTCTTTTGATAGAAAAACTCAGTCTCTGCCTCACCATCGGGCATGTCATTTAGGTAAATTGTCCATACCAATTCTCTACTTGCTGATGCTATTGATGCATTCTCATAGTGCCATTCATGATATCCACCCTGTGGTGGTGTTTTTTGTCCTTTTACAGTATATGATTGTAATCTGACACTTAGCAGTTGCTCATATGTCATACAATAATGCTTGAGACAACACTTAAGATACTCATTGGCATGTGTTGTTATCTCAGTATCATAATCATTGAAGATCAACTGTTTGTCATGTCTTCCTAACTTAGATCCAAACTGTTTCGATCCCTCGCCAATATCAACATGAAGTGAACCATTCATGATGGTTTCAAATCTGTTGATAGCGTGAGCACAGAATTGTTTTGGAACAAAGTTTTTCCAAATACCAATAAAATCATCAAACTCTCCCACCATCTTGTCGATGGGAAATACATAATTTTCTTCATCCATAATTATCGTGCTTTGATCAAATATTTTGCTCTATGATATCTAGTAATGAGTGGAATGTTACTTTCTGGAGAAACGAGAGCGGTGGTTGAAATTGGAGTAGAAGAACTCATTTCAAATGATCCCTCACTAACAACAATACCAGAAGTCGCAGCAGTTACTATGTCATCAACATAATCTACATCTTCGATTGTACTTCCATTGGACGGAATAAATGTTTTTTCGATATAATCGTCAAAGAACATTGTAATAGCAGAGATACCATAATTATCAACAGTAATTGAGGCATTATCATCTTGACTTGCTGGTCTAGTCTGTCTGATAATAAATTCTATATTTGCTCCTCTAGCATTAGAAGTTTCAGAAATAAGAATTTCTTTTTCTTCCCAACCAGTCAATGTTTCAGAACTCGTAACAATAGCATCGAGAAGTGTAGTTGTTGTTCCACCAGTTGTTCTGTAGAACACCATTAAATCTTCGTCTGGTGTCTCTCCTCCATTGAGATTATTTCCCTTTGCCACAGAGAATTTTAACTTATTAAGGTTTCTTGAGTCAATAGGACCTATTACATATTCTCTAGTTCCAGGACCAGAGAATGGTAAGTATTTTGTAGATCTATTTCCATATTTTGGTGCGTCACCATTTCCACCACCTGGCATTGAGAATCCGCCATTAGATCCAGCGCCTGCTCCAGGACTTACTGGTTTGGTGTAATTATCTCTTATATCACCATCAGCAGAGGATTCTTTCCAAATATTGTCAATAATTGCAGATCCAGAAGGAACACCAGCAGAATCACATTCATAATATCTACCAGCTGGAGTAGTTGGAGTTCCGTCTACAGATCCACCACCTTCAGTTCCTTTATAAGAAACCTTAGCAAAACCAGGACCACCAGGAGCTGGACCGCCGCCTGCTGCTTGAACACCACCTGTAATTGATACATTTCTATTTTTAATAATTAGAAAAATGTGAGCACCTCCGCCGCCAGCACCGCCAACTTTACCAGAATATTCTATCTCTTCATCAACTTTAACCTCAACATATCCATTGCCACCATAATTTCCAGGTGATCCACCGTTACCAGCACTACCAATTGTAGCAGAAGCAGCATATCCTGGTCCTGATCTCCAAGCAGAATCACCCTGTCTACCACCAGTGCCACCACCGTTACCATTGTGACCTACACCTGCTTGACCACCATCACCGCCCTGAGCAGATCCTGAAGGTCCAGCGGATGCTCCACCACCACCGCCACCACCTGCGGTACAACCACCCTGAGTTCCATCTGCTCCAGCAGCAACTCCCAAAGCATTAGAAACTTGCTGAAGACCAACGCTAGCACTTCTATAATTACCACCAGCATAACAACCATCGGTAGTTCCACCACCGTTGAAACCACCACCTGATCCGCCGCCGCCACCGCCGCCGCCAGCGCCAAAGATTGCGTTACCATTAGGGGCATTGACGAGTGTAACACCACCACCAGCACCTGCCGTAGCACCGTTACCCCATGCTCCCCTAGCACCACCACCACCAGCAGCTCCTGCGCCTCCACCACCAATAGATGGTCCAGCTTCAACCCCTGTTCCATTAACGAATCCGTCAATGTTATTGAATCCAGGACTGCCACCAAGTCCAAGAACCCAAGAGAAGCTATTTACTCCAATAGTAGCAGTAACAAGAGCACCAGGACCACCAGAACCTCCATTAGCACCAGATCCTTCGCATCCAGAGTTTGCGTTAGCGTTGCCACCACCACCGCCACCACCAGCAGCTCTTACTTGAATAGTTCTACTGACAACATTACCTCCAACACTTCCAGCATTATAACTTCCACTAGAAGTATATGTTGTCCACGAACCAGCATTTGTTTGAGTAAAAGTTTCATATGTTCCATTGCCACCAGGACCATACAAACTAGCACCACCAGTAGTAGATCCAGGTCCATCACCGCCGCCTGTGCCACCATTATTGCCAGGATCTTGAGTAACAATTTCTACAATTTCGTTGTATGGTGCTACCAACAGTTCGGGGGGAATTGTTACAGCTCCTCCTCCGCCTGCTGCTCCACCAGAATTTCCATCTTGTCCCCCAGTACCACCACCTGCGTAAAGTGTAAATGACTGACCATCAATTTCAAATGTGACATAAGAATATCCAGCAGCAGTACCATCAGTTGTAGAATTAGCACCACCGCCACCAGGACCATATAAATCAATTTCAATTTTAGTAACTGTTCCAGCACTTGGTGATACTGGAGTCATGCTAATAGTTCCAGAAGTTGTAAGTGTTTCTTCTTGGAATAAAATACCAGTTCCAGGAACTTCAACAGTAGTTACTTTTTGACCAATAACAGTTGCAGCATCGACAGGGTATAATCTTGGTGCTGGAGTAACCAAAGTTTCTTCAAACCTGCCAAGTGCTAGTCTAGCAACACCACCAGTTCCTGCTGTAGCACCAGGAGATGAATCAACAGAAACTGTAAAGTTATCATTTCCATCAATTTCAGTAACCTCATAGTCTCCGTTAAATCCTGATGGACTTACACCACCAATAGTTACATATTGTCCAACATCAAAAGTATGTTGTTCTGATAAAGTGAATAGAATAGTAGATGAATTAGCATCATATTGTGCTGTAGCAATGTTAAAGATTTGAGATCCAGTGATTGGATATACTCCAGGTTGATTTACTGCTGGTTGGTCAATACCACCACGTAGTCCAATACCTTGAACACCAATCATATCATTAGCATTTAAGTTTCCAGCGGGAACACCAGATCCTTGTTCAGAACCAGTTGAAAGATCTTGCCTTAAGACAATTACTTGATCTGGTTGATCTCGTAATGCTGCAGGAATGTCAATAACAAATTCTTTCCATTGAGAATGGATAGCATCATACAAGTCAAATGCCTCACCAGAGTCTAACCCATTTTCATTTTTAAAGTCTTGTACAGATGGGAAAAGACGGATAGATTCACCATTGCTAAATTCACAAAATAATCCCTCACCTGGGTTGTTAGGACGTTCTCCACCATTGTTATCATTACCAGCAATGGCATACACATATAATTGACTGTAACCAGTAAAGTCTAACTTATATTCAACTCTTCTAGTTGTTTTTAATATTCCTGGGTTATCAATACCAGCACTGGCACCATATCCAAAAGCAAGATAGACATTACTTTGTGCGATAGGTGGTTTTTCAAATCCTTCCCACTCACCCGTTCCAGGACCATGTGGTTCCAATGAAATATCATCATATCCAACTCTGCCACTACCATCACCAAGAGGGTTTAAATATGAAAGCAACTCTGGATCAGAAACGTCCCAAAAAATATCAGGAGGTGTAGTAGGATCATAACCACCAATGCCAGCAGTATTACCATATGTTGCCGCACTTGGATCATTTAATGCTTCTTTCGTGAGACCATGAGAGTGACCTAATGGCAATCCACCGCCACCAGTAGGAGAGAATGCTGTAATATTTGCTCTACTAGTAGAATACATTGCCGCAAACTCATCAACAGGAGTAGCAGCAAATTCAGAGTTAGTTAATTGATCTGCCTCACTTGCCAAAATATTATGGAAGTGTTCTGGTGGTCTATTAAAGATATGATCATCTGTTGGACCAACCCTATATTGAACACTACCACTCAAAAAAGTAAATATGTCTGCTTGAATGTTTGCATATCCTCTGGTCTTGACATCACCAACACTAAAGAATAAACCACCATCAAGTAGCGTTTGTTTAGCAATATACCAAGTGCCACCAGTTTGTCCTACTTGATTGATCAAAGCATTTTCAACTGTAGGAGAACCATCACCATCAACTCCACCAACACCAACAATTACTCTATCTCTATAATCGGGTAAATTAAAGGTTCCTACATTATAAGGAACATCACGGAAGTTAAATGATTTTGATATAATCGCATTTGGGTGAGTACCCGAAACTACGTTTGTAGAAGTTTGTGGAAGACTTCCAACATCTACGCCTTCTGGAAATAAAATTTCATATGCAAACTCACCAGCAGGAGTATTACCACTTGTATCTTCAGTTGGTTCCTGTGTACCGTAAATAGTATCATACGCAAAAATACTAGAAGGTAATGATCCTAATCCAGGTCCAGGTGGAGTATCTCCAGTGTCATCAGCAAATCTAAAAATTACACCGTATGGATAAGGTCGTTTATCATTTGCGTTAACATCATCATCTTTATAGAAGTTGATGAACATTTTATTATTGATCCAATATGTTCTTCGGATCGAACCAGCAACTCCATTGGTACTAATTTCTACTCTAGGAACGCCACCATATGTGTTCCCAATAGCAGCATAAAGATGTGGATAATCTCTAATTAAAAGTTGTCTACCGTCACAATACAAATATCCTTGATATCCATATTCTGGGGTTTGTCCTCCAGATCCAGCACCATTTCTGTCTTCTGGAGCAGAAAAACTATCAACAGACACAGGGAAAATAGAACCTACAGGAGCATAGCTGTTGCGATGTTCCTGTAAGTAATTAGAAAATCTATTTCTGTATGAAACTGCCATTGGTTTAGTATTTGATCAGGAACTCTTGGACGAGATATGGTTGAATAAATTGGTCTGCCTTATTCTCTTCATTAACGTTGATGCTAATAGTTGATAGCAAATCTGCTGAAGGAATAAATGCTGGTAATGTATTTACCACAAAAGTATGTGGTTCAGCACTAAAATTCAAGAAGTGCCTATGTCTAGCATCATCACCAAAAGGTTCTGTTTCCATGGTAATGTTACTAACGCCAGAATAAGTATCTGGATCGGAAGAATTTTTAAAAGCATCAAATGGAAGGTTAGGTTCACTGTAGTTAGGACTTAAAGAAACAGAAGGTTCAAACGAACCACTACTTCCTCTAGCAGGCATAGCGCCTAGTCCAAAAACACCATTACATCCGTTTCCTTCACAATAAGAGAACACTGTGCCCTGGTAGTCAATATTACCACAAGTTTCTTCTTGTAGAGATCCTTTATTTCCTCCAGTACAGTTACTCTGTCCACTCCAGAGCGGATATACACATTCACCAAAACCATCGATATCTGATCTCACGAAACTAGATGAATCTGGTCTGATAGCATCTAAATCAGGAATCAAACATTCAAATGCCGATAAGAAATCGCAACCAGTTAAACATCCACCATGAATTGTTCTACTACAGGTAAATCCAAGGAATTCAGAGAAACCATCAGGAGTGCTTTCATCAGCTAATTCTACTCTGGTTGCTGCCATCAAACATAATTCTTGGTATGTATTGTAATACCAAGGAACAACACAAATAGTAGATTTATGTGAATAGAAATTTCTACAAATTGATCCAAATTCATTATTAGTGGATGCTCTGACTCTCGTTCTACTGCCATCATGAAAGTGTGCATGGGGCATGAAGGCAGTTTCTAATACTTCGGTAAATTCTGTATAATTACCGAAAGATCTTACAAATTTTGGTTCTCCTGTTACAGGAATTTGCTGAGATGGTAAAAAGAAATCTCCTTGATACAAAATCTCGTAAGTTGTACCAATGTTGCTTTCTACGGTTAGTCCAACACCTGACTTTGTAATCTCTCTATCATTATCATCTAGAATTCGAAGGTCTATGTCATCACCTAAGTTAGCACCACTAGACGCTCTTAGTTTCTTAGAACCAAAATCAGGCAACTGAAATTGATTATCTAAAAGTGTAATGTTTGGTTTTTTGTATCGTGACTCAGAACCAACACCAAGAATTTCTGCTAAGGCAGGAAAAATATCGGCAGCGTAGATTGATCCATCACACCTCAAATAACCTGCTGGCAAAATATCTTTAGTATCACTATTATCTGGATCATTAGATGTCAACTGTCTAGACCAATGAATAATAGATCCAGTTAACGTACCAATCTTTGATTTTTCTCTGTTATAAAATACTGCCATTTAGTATACCCTCATTATAATCAGAGTAGTAAGAGAAGGTGTGTTTGG